AACATCATAAGCGATAAGTTGTGGCATTGCACGACGAACCAAGCTGATCAATACTGGATCAAACTTAGCGAAACCGCCAGTATCACCGTAAGAACCAACAGCGTTAGCTGGAGCAGCTTCGTTCAATTCGCCCATGGCTTCGTGGCCACGACGGATTTCACGTTCTTGGTTTTCTAATAGAACAGCAGTAACTTCTTTACGATACTGATCTTTGATTGGAGCAGAACCTTCGTGTTCGAGGATCGGTGCCCATTTTTTAACTAAATCTTGACGAATTGTCATTTTATTTTCCTTAAAGTGGATTAATTATTATTTACGGTTCAGCATACTAACATATGCATTCATAGTTGGATTGAGTTTTTTCTCTTCAACTAATGTATCAACTGGAGTATCTGTCACCACAGACTTAACATCTGCTTGTGCTTTAGTAGTGAAGTAATTTTCACGGATAGTTTGTACTTTTGTCTTGAAAGATTGTTCATCTTCGTAAGACAATTCTTCAGCAAGACCAGTAAACTTCTCTACTTCAGTATCAGTTAGACCTTCAGCAGCTTCGGTAACGATTTCAGAACGCTTCATTGAACCAACAGTTTTGTTTAGTTCAACATTAGCAGCAACTTGTTCGTTTAGCTTAGCTTCGAGTTGTTCGACTTGTTCTTCTAAAGAACCCAATACATCAAACTTCTCTTCTGGAATGTCGATATAATGTTCTTCGAATAATCCTTTTAGACCAGATACAAAACCTTCGAGAATCTCAGACTTCATACCATGCTCAAGGGCAATTTCATTCTGTGCAATCCACTGCTCGACTACGTAGTCGAGGTATCCATCAACTTGTTCAACTAGACCCTCTTTAACTTGCTCTGTTGCTTCTTGCAACTTAGTGTTAAATTCTTCTTCGATACGTGCAACTTCAGCGTTAACACGTGTCATGACAGCAGCTTCATAAATGGTAGTTGCCTTAGCACGGAAATCTTCAGAGAGTTCCTCACCATTCATAAGTGCGTCGATATCTTCTTTTACACTAGCATTAGTGATTGGAGTTTGATCTCCATTTTTTGGATTTGCTTTACCTTCTGGTGCAGTTTCTGCTTCTTTTTCATCTTCAACATTGTTTTTAGCATTGTCTGGATTTTGAGCAGCAGCTTGTGGCTTAGCACTAGTAGCAGTAACTCCAGGGGTAGTCTGGTCGCCAGCTTGGGCACCATCTTTACCTGAATTCATACCACCCTCGGCACCTGCTAGCATTACGCCCTCTGTTAATTTAGATTGCGCAAGCATTTCGGCGATTTTTTGTTCAATTGACATCTGTTTTCTCCTAACTGGATAAGTTCTAATATTATTTATTATTTATTTGATTTTACTCAAGAAATGTTGGAAAGCAAGAATTTTAGCTTCCTCCAAACTACGGGAAGAAGTTTTCTTAATAAAAGATCTAACTTCCTCAATATTTTTTTCCACGAACTTTCCATCAATAAATGTCCACTCTTTGCTTTCCATAATACCACGGACGAAAGCATCGGGAGCGGAAGGGTCGGCTACGATATCAGCTGCAGTAGATAGCATGAAATCGTCCTGAACAACATTGATACCCTCATTATTCATTTTGAGAGAACCAAGTGCACGGCTAGAAACTCCGAGATTTGCGCCACCATCTAAAAGACCTTTGGCGATCTGCCCCATTGGAGTATCTAAAATTTTTGCCTTACCAATATAGTTCGTACCTTCTTTGCGAAGATCAACGATCAAGTGTGAAACACGATCAAGGTTGATTGATGGGGAATCTGGATGACCAAGTTCGCCATATGCACGATTTTGTTTTACGTACTCTTTTAAGTAACGTCCAACTTCTTTGTCCATAATAGACTCTGGATACATACGTCCATTACGGTTTTGTAATTCGGATTGAAGGAATACACCTTCAATAAAATATGTTTTACCTTTGCCGAGTTTTTCCTCGACGATAAGATTTGTAGATTCTACTACTTCTTTAATAAGTTTCATAGTTATTCCTTATCTGGCGACCCACTAGCTGTAGTGCTAGCACCAACACGAGTTGGATCATCGTATGCACCATAAGTAGCATTCTCAACTTTAGTAGCCCATCCATCAATCTTACGTAGAACAACATAAGCAACAGCGTCAGCACCAGAGATATTAAATTTAATATCATAAGTGTTGTTTATACCATCACTAATACCATCTTGTGTTAAATTGATAGTTGGTGCATTTTCTGGAGCACATGCAAATATAAGTACGTCATTACGTTTAATTGTAAAGGAAGAACTTAGTTTACCTGCAGAAATAACTTTAACTAGATTAACTGTTGGAGTTCCTTGGTCAATTAATTCTTGAGTATCTGCAGTTAAATCTTCTAAACTATATGTAACTTCTCCAGATCCAGAAGTGCCTTCTACTTTAAGAATTGTTTCTTGATTAGTATTTTTAATTATGGTTACGTTTACGTCTGCCATTTTATTCCTCTTTTATTTTCTGGATTACATAAAAGAAATTGTCTTTAGACTCTCTCATGTACTCTACAATATCTGTTTGATTGTGCAATAAATTATTTAGGACTTGCAGAGTAGCCTCATTAATTGCAACAATACTTCCATCATTTAATTGATAGTGTAGTTTGTTTTCAACTACAACATCTAATTTGTTTAATTTGCGGATCTCATGTACAACAGGATCCAACGTAAAAATTTTAGAAGAAGCGAGATCGATATATGATTCTATTAAGGTATCTGTTACTTTTATATCGTGGTGTTCTCTTATAATATTTGCGATTCGAATTTCAGATATCTCTTCGTATATTTCTTGTGAGATTTGTACTTCTAGTTTTTCAGAAAAAGTTTTACTTTTAATATATTTTCTCGCCTCTTCTAAACTCTCAAATTCAGATGACTTACTATCAATTGTTACACATCCATCTCTATGCATCTCAATAAGATGACCAAAGGATCTGATGCTACTGAGAACATCAGAACCACTTAGAGATTGTTTGAATTGACCGTAGTACATTTATTCTTCAGTAGTAGTTTCTTGCGCAGTTTTAAACATGTTATGCGCAACTTCTTGGCGCATAGTTTCTAGTTGCCCAGAAATCTTTTCTGCCATAGCAACATTAAATGCACCTTCAATGGCAGTTGCGTCTTTACTTGCAATTGCGTCGATCAAACTTCTAGTAGCTGTCATAATATACCTCTTTATTTATTTTGATTGTTTGAATTTGGATTTGGAAGTTCATTAGCTTGCGCTTCTGGTGGAGCATTTTGTTGTAGGTAGTTTTGCTGTGCAGTTTGTGCAACAGCAGCAACAGTACCATCAAAGTCTGCTCTGTGAACTTGATCTTCCAAGTCCGTTTCCATTTCCTTGTCCATGTCTTCAATTTCTTCATCAGTGAATTGAAGAATATTCTTACGAACCCATTTAGCAGAATAATACTTACCGATGTAAGGATCCATCTGTTGAAGCATTTGAATACGTTGCATTAATACTTCATTGTCTTTTAGTTCATTGAAGTGATTATCTATATCATATTGAAACGTAATCTCTTGTTTAAGATCTTCCCATTCGTCAGAACGAATAATACCCTTAGCAATTAACTGAACACGAAGTGCTTCATAGAATAAACCATTGAAACGCTTACGTAAGCGAGCAATAAATTTACTAAACTTAATTTCATCACGTGTAATTTCAGTAGAACGTCCAAGGCTAAAACCTTGTTGTTGCTGTAAACGAGACAGCGGTACGTTCAATGCTTGATATAACTTCTGTTGGAAGTATTGAATGTCTTGTATATCACCAAGATTCTGTCCACCTGGAAGTGTAGTAATTTCAGTACCCTTACCACCTTCACGACGTGGCATCCAGAAGTCTTCCATCATTGATAGATGTTTACGATCATCACGAACCTCACCCGTAGTTGCATCATATACAACTTTGTTGCGGAACTTGTTCATAATGTCATTGACGTATTGTTCTGCCTTCAGCTTTGGAAGGTTACCAACGTCAATATAGAATACTCTACGTTCTGGTGCACGTGAAATGCGGTAGATAACTACCGCATCCTCAATCATTTTAAGCTGATTGACTGGCTTAATTGCTTTATGCAAATGCGACAACATCATGCCTGTATTTGCATCGATCAAACCCGATGGCGTAAAGATGATCGAATCTAGCGTCATCTTCACACCCTGTGTGGTCTGCTCAGTAATACCTTTATCATTGTACAAATAAAATTCGTCAATGATTTTTGTAACATCAACACCTTGTGGTGTTTTTGCCTTTTCTACGTTCTTAATGCGTCGAATCTTACGTGGATCGACTTGACGTAGTTCAACAATACCTTGTTTGACATTGGCTTCATCAATAAGAATATGATAGTATACACGTCCATCAATATACCATTGACGGAAGATATCATGTCCACGTTCTCTGAATTTTAAGAGACGTAGTATAGTATCAAATTCAGCATGAAACTTTTTCTTGATTGGTTCAGATAACTTAACCGCATCAAGATTCATCTTAATGGCACCATCATCAGAAACGATTGCCTCATTGATAATATCTTCAATTGCCATATCAGTATCTGCATACTGAGCAACTTCACGATATCGTCTAATGAGGTCGTTTTCATTTTTAACTACACCTTCGATGTCCATTACCATGCCATAATAGGCACTGGCACTGGCAACTACAGTGGAGCCATCATCAGAAGAAGGGGGAACAACGCTCCCCACTTCTGGCTGATTATCTTTTTTTCTTATTTCAAAACCAAATAATTGCATAATTTATATCTTAACCTACTTTATATTAAATAGGGAATGGGAAAGTTCCAATTGGAGTGTCAACTGATACGTTTACACCAACACGGCTACCAGAAGTAGTAGTGTTAGAAGTGAAGTAGTTGTAAGTAAACTCAACGTCAAACTGTTCAATTTGGTTCTGTTGATCGAAGTCTAATTGAATCGCACCAATGTTAGTTGGCATAGCGTCAGCAAATCTATAAGATTTAATGATGGCACCAGAACGATCTAATTGATACACTTGTAAGTCAACTTGATAATCAGTAGGAACAGTACGACCAAGAGTAGTATTGTAGTTCTGAATACCATTTTGCCAAACTTCAAGGGCATTACGGATGTTGAAAGAAACATCATTGTAAATTGACACAGTCCAAGGTTGGAACGTGCGTTCACCAGCAAAGTTTACTGGACGACCACGATACAATGTTTGGATTGGTTCAATAGTAGAAGCTGGTAGCTGAGCAGAACGGCACAAGAATTGTGCTTGTTGACCTGCCACGATACCTAGTCCTACGTATGATGGGAATGTTAATTGAACGTAGAATTGATTTGGACGTGCACCGCCACCGATCATCTGCGCTTTAAAGTCAGCAATATTTGCCATTTAAATCTCCTTGTGTTCTTATCTATTTATTCTTTGTAGAGGGGAGAAGAAATTCTCCCCACCGATTCATTAGGCGCCAACTTCGCTGAAGTTAAT